CGCTCACCCAGCGGCGGGGATGAGGACAAGCGCAGAGGAGAGTATTCGCAAGTGGATGAATCACCTCGGACTGACTCCAGCCGACCGAGCCAAGTTGGGCATCGCGATGGTGGAGAGTCAAAGCAAGATCGACAAGTACCGCGATCGGATGCAGCAGAAGGGTGGCCACCGCGCTGGCTGACCCCTGTAGCCTCGGCTGACCTCAGCCGCAGCTTGGGCGACATTGTTGCCGACTTCGCCGAGGATCTCGTACCCATTGCCAAAGACTCCATCGCTGGCGCCTCCGGCGAACCGCTCCAGTTCAGGGTCTGGCAGAGACGCCTCCTGCGCAGGATGCTTGCACGCAAGGAGGACCAGACCTTCACGCACCGCTTCTTCCTGACTGGCATCGCGCGCAAGAACGGCAAGACTGCGCTCGCCTCTACCCTTCCGCTCTTCTTCGGACTCTATGGCGACCGAGGCGGCGAAATCTACTCAGCCGCAGCCGACCGCGATCAGGCGAAGCTCGTGATGAGCCACGCCAGACGAGCCGTTGAGATGAGTCCCGAACTAGGCGCGCAGATCAAGGTCTACCGAGACGCGATGGAGTTCAAGGGAACTGGCACCGTCTACAAGGCGTTGAGTTCGGAGGCTTTTACGAAGGAGGGCTTGAGCGCCTCGCTGGTCATCGCTGACGAGTTGGCAGCGTGGCCGTCTCGTGAACTCTTTGACGTGCTCTCGCTCTCGATGGGCGCACGCCGCTCGCCGCTCTTCGTGGCGATCACGACCGCAGGACCGCGCACCGACTCCACTGGCTCTGACTCCATCGCCTACACGCTCTACCAGTTGGCGCGGCGTCGCATCGCTGGAGAGAACGACGATCCGACGCTTGGGATGGCGTGGTGGGAAGCCGCTGACGACGCCTACCTTGACGAGACCAAGTGGAGCGAAGCCAACCCTGGGCTGCTCAGCGAGCCTGCGATCCTGTCGCTTGACGACCTGCTCTCAGCCAAGAAGCGAACGCCAGAGGCAGAGTTCAGGACGAAGCGCCTGAACCAATGGGTGAGCAGTGCGACCGCCTTCCTGCCGACTGGAACGTGGGACGCCTGCAAGGATGACCAGATCGCGTTGAACAAGGAGGACGAGATTGTCCTCGGCTTTGACGGCTCGTTCAGCAACGACTCCACGGCCATCGTCGCGTGCCGCGTGGCGGACAAGGCGTTCTTCGTTCTCGGACACTGGGAGCGACCACTTGACGCCGAACTCGCCTGGCGTGTGCCGGTGGAGGAGGTGGAAGCCAAGATGCTCGACATCTGCAAGATGCACAACGTCCGAGAGATTGTCTGCGATCCCTTCAGGTGGCAGCGCTCGATGGAGGCGTGGCAGCAGATGGGCTTGCCTGTCGTTGAGTTCCCGCAAACGCCTTCGCGGATGGTGCCAGCCACGGCTGCGTTCTACGATGCCGTCGTGAACGGCAGAGTCAAGCACGACGGCGATCCGAGTCTGGCACGACACGCAGGCAACGCCACGCCGTACTATTCACGCAACGGCTTGATGGTCAAGAAAGAATCCAAGACCAGCCTGAAGCGCATTGACCTTCTGGTCGCTGCGCTAATGGCACACAGCCGAGCGGGTACACTAGGCAACGCACCAGCGCCGAAGCCGAAGGCTGAGGTCAAGTGGATTGAGTTGTAGGGAGACGAATGGGAATCCTTGATCGCGTCCTCGGACGCCAACAGCCACAAGAGGAACGATTCATCGGCGGCCAGTGGGTCACGCAGGAGGCACAGAGCGGCGCAGCCGGTGTGCTAGTGAACCAAGAAAATGCGACGAGCATTGGCGCGGTCTACGCCGCAGTGAAACTCTACGCCGACACCATCGCTGGACTTCCGTGGGATACCTACATCCGCATTGACGGAACGCGCCGACCATACCGTCCGCGTCCGCGATGGATGGATACGCCGATTCCGAACAATCCGAACTTCACTTCGTTTGAGTTCAAGCATCGCGTCGTGACCTCGCTGCTGCTAGACGGCAACGCCTTCATCCTTTGCCTGCGCGACTCATCCGACAATGTGATTGAGACCCGCGTCCTTGATCCGCAGAAGGTGGAGATCAGGAGTGGCGAGTTCGGCGAGCCGATGTATCACATCGAGACCACCGAAGGCGCGATCACGCTGACAACCGCAGAGATCATTCACATCCCGCTCTTCGCCACTGGCGAGAACCATCGCGGACTGTCACCGATCGAGCATCACAAGGTGACGCTCGGACTTGCAAGCGCGACGCAAATCTTCAGCGCGAAGTTCTACGAGAACAACGCAAGCGTCGGCGGTCTGATCAAGGTTCCAGGCGAACTGACGCAGGATCAGGCAGAGGCACTCCGCACTGGCTTCGGTCGCCGACACGGTGGCGTGGACAAGGCGTGGCGAGTGGCCGTGCTAACTGGCGGCGCAGACTATCTGCAACTCGGCGCAAAGATCAGCGACTTGCAACTCGTTGAGACGATGCACTATGGCGTGGAAGCCATCGCTCGCATCTACGGCGTGCCGCTCCATCTGCTTCAGTATCCAGGCGGCAACACCTCCTACGCCTCGGTCGAGTTGATCGGCATTGAGTGGCTGCGCCTCGGACTGGGACCAATGATCGCGCGCCTTGAGGCGTCCTTCCAGCGCATCGTGCCAGGAGCCGAGCAGACCTTCTTGAAGTTCACACTGGACGGCTTGCTTCGCGCGACCACGCAGGAGCGCTACAACGCCTACTCGACCGCACTCAACAATGGCTTCCTGTCCGTGAACGAAGTGCGCGCACTTGAAGACCGCTCGCCAGTGGACGGCGGCGCAGAGTTCTGGAAGCCGCTGAACATCGGCACACTCAGCGACACGGAGCCGACAGACTGATGCCGTACTTCGTCACCGACCAGTCGCCAGACTGCAACGGCTGGGCGACCGTCAAGGAAGACGGCGAGGTCATCGGCTGCCACGACAGCAAAGAAGATGCGCTCGCGCAGATGGTTGCCGTCTCACTCGGCGAAGGCATTGAGCCGGGCGGCGAGTATTCAGCCGCGCGCGTTCTGCCTGATAACTACCGACCTGCACTCTCGCCTGACGTGCCAGAAGGCCGCGCCTGCGGCAACTGCGTCTTCTACAACGAGGCAAAGATTGAAGGCGACAAGGCGTACTGCGAGAAGTGGGATGACTATGTGAGTGGCGCCTACTACTGCAACGCGTGGCAGCCTGACGATGGCGGCGAGGAAGACGACCAAGTGCGCGTCCTGATTGACGTGCCGCAATACATTCAAGAGGCAGCCGAGAAGGGTCTGACCTACGAGCGCAACGGCTTCGCCGGTGACGGACTCACCGACCAGACCATTGAAGAGGCGAGGCAACTGCGCGCTGGACAAGTTGAGGATGACAAGGTGACGCGGATGCGCGCGTGGATTCTGCGACACCGTGGCGACTGGGAAGGCGTGCCGCGCAACAGCAACTCCGACGATCCAGACTTCCCAGGACCAGGCGCGGTGGCCGCGTACCTGTGGGGCGTTGATCCCACAGCAGAGAACGGCGCAGATCGCGTCCTAGAATGGGCAGATGGCGTCCTCGCGCCACTGACCGAAGAAGAGAGGTTTGACGTGAAAGAACTTGAGACACGCGCACTCCCGATGGGCGAGTTCACCGTTCGAGAAGACGAAGACGGTCAGAAGACCTTTACCGGCTACGCCGCGCTCTTTGGCGCACCGTCGGCTGGGCTTCCGTTCACCGAGGTCATCGCTCCAGGCGCCTTCCGTCGCACGCTCTCGCGCGTCGCTGACGGCAAGAAGATTGTCTCCTTCCTGTTCGGACACGACGAGACGCGCGCACTCGCCACGACCGCGAGCGGCCGCCTCACGCTGACCGAAGACGAGCGCGGCTTGAAAGTTGAGGCTCGCCTTGACCCATCCGATCCAGACGCCGCTGGCGTCATCTCCAAACTGACGCACGAGGCGTTGGCGATGGGAATGTCCTTCGGCTTCACCATCCCAAAGAACGGCGATGAGTGGAACGAGGATGAGCGCACGCTGCGCGAAGTGAATCTATTCGAGGTGAGCGTCCTCTCCGCAGGACAGACTCCCGCCTACCCAGCGACGCTGGGCTTGACCTCCGTTCGCAAAGTCGCGTCCCGAATGGGCGTAGACGGCGACCGGCTTATCTCAGCCATCGAGTCCTTGAAGTCGGCGCAACCGCTGACCGAAGAGGATGTCGAGGTGATTGAAACCGTCACGGAGAAGTTGGCTCCGAAGCGCACAGTGCTGGACCCATCCATCGCTCGCGCCAAGTTGCTACTCGCCGAGATGGAATCAGAAACGCTCTAGAAGCCACGAGACCCCGCCCCGCTGCGCTAGTACGCAAGCCCGCGATCAGGTCATCCCGCTAGGCGAGCCGCAACATTGTGGAAACCAATCAAACAAAGGAGACAGAAATGTCAGACGCACGAAAGTTGCACGAGAAGCGTGCCAACCTTCTGACCGAGGCTCAGTCCATCGTGACCGACCTCGCCGAGAAGGGCGAAGCGCTTGAGGGCGAGTCACAGGCTCGCTTTGAGAAACTTACTTCGGAGGCTGCAACGGTTGCGGCCGCGATCCGTTCAGAGAAGGAAGCC